ATTGACTCCATTTGAAATGGCCTTTGCAGCAGTTCCAGCAACATTGATTGATTGAAAAGGTGAGATAACTACAGTGTTAGCTCCAACCTTATTGACATTAACAACGACCCATCCTTCTGATACATTTTTGAATGAAATATAGTCTCCAGTAGCGGCTTGCATATACTGTGGGTTTAGACACGGTACGATCCGGAACTGGTGAACTGGATGGAACATATTAAACCTCCTATCTAAATAAAAAGGGGATGCAGTAAATAACATCCCCCTTTACTCAATTACGATAATACAACAAACGGACTCAGGGTGTTGCTCGTTCCTTTGAAAGGAACGAGGGCTGTTGACCACCAGGGTTGACCGTCTACTCTGAACACAAAACGGAACGCAGTCTCGTCGGTGGTAAACTTAAAATGGATCGAACTGGCACTCTGCAGTCCGCCCTTGTCAATCATGATATACTGTGAAAGATCGGCAAGGATAATATCCCCGCTGGTTCCCATGGTCTGGCAAACTTCGATAGGGATAACTGGACGACCCATGAGGGTTCCGTATGGGGCCTGGCTCAGTCCTCCAGGGGGCATGTATACCAGGGCTCCCGCGATGGGTGTCTTGGTTTCCAGACCCATCTTGTGAAGCTCAGGTTCCACGTCCTGATTGATAAACCAAGCTGAATTGGGACGGCAAGGAGCATAAAGCCTTGACCACATCCCGATAATATCCTCAGCATAAACATGGGATGCCGTATTTCTGGTAAGAGTCACCAGGGCTCCAGAGGTCATAATGCCAAGGGGCATTCCTGCACCCGTTCCGTTTATGATAGAATCCTGAAGCCGAAAGCCAATCTCTTCATTGAAACCTTCACGGATAACTGCCTCCAATGCTACGGAATCTTCAAGCAGTTCGTCCGAAGCATAGCAAAGCCCGATCAGCTTCTTGAGAGATAATTCAATCTGGCGGAATTTAGGGGCACTTGCCGTCTTAGTCCCTGCCTCTGCAAGCCAGTAAGCAAGAATCCCACCCCATCGAGAACCATTAGCCCGTGAAGACTCTGCCACTGCATTCATTTTTAGGCCATTGGCATTACCACTGACCGGAATTCTCCGGACTCTTGAAACAACTGCATTCGTCTCGTAAATCCTGCGAAGCAGTTCTGCGCTAAAATCTGTTTGGACAAGGAACCCGCCATCGCCCGGGACGGCCTCAGTCATACCGCTTGCACGATATGTCAGGCGAGGGTCAACCACACCGGACACTGCCGCACGATAAGCAGATATCAACTGCTCACCGAATGACCGGAAATGTCTCGTCTCATCCACACCACGTTTTACATCGGGTCGGACTGGTTCACGTTTCGACTCCTTCATCAGTTTGTCGGTATTAGCGATTCTCTCCTCCAGAGCAGCACCTTCGATGTCAGCCGTCATTCCGTGAATCTCGTCAAGAACCTTGTTGGCCTCGTCCCTCTCCTCCTGGGTCGGACTGCGTTTCTCAGCCTCGATGATCTTTTTCTTATCCATCAACTGCGTATATAGTTCTGTTCGTTTCTTTTCTAATTCCTGAATAGTCATGTTTTAAATCTCCTCTTCATGATTTCGTTGAGTTTGATTTCGACTTCTTGCGAAATGAGAGGAGTTGGGTCAGGCTCAACCGTCTTCGGTTTTGAGTCCGGATCGCTAGGCACAACTACCACATGTGGATTCTGGTCGAAATGTTGAATTATCCGGTCAATGCCGGACACATAGACATTACCTCGACTACGCACGAAAACTTCGGTTTCAGGGTAGGCGGGATAAGTCACTGGGGAAATGTCAAAAAGTCGGACGCTCTTGAGTGTTCTGATTGAGTTGTCATCATTCCACTCGTCGCCCTTTTTGTTGATTAAAAAACCAAATGAGTTTTGTGAAACATCCCCACGTTCAATGGACACCATCAAATCCTTTGCCCACTGTGTTTCAGGTGGAGATACCTCAAAGTAAAGCCCTTTATCATCTTCCTTAAGGATTAACGTTCCACTTCTGTTACGTCCTAATGGAAAATTTGGGTCATGGTTCCATAAAGCTCTAATATCGTCCCTCTTGATAGATTCCCTGAAAGCACCAGGGGCGATCTGCTCTCGGAACGAATGACCGAAGAATCCCATCTCTTCGCTTGGACTATTGAAAAGTGCAGCATGGCCTATGATTTTTCTTTTGTTACCCTGTCCGTCTAATCTGAATTCAGCATTAGGCCACATCCGACGTTCAATAGTATCCATGGTTATAGAATCCTCTTTCTTCTTGTCTTTGTCTTCCCATTGGCTAAAGCATACAGCTAGCCGTTTATCCTGGTCTGGAAATTCTGTTTTGATTTCCGACATGCAACGGCTTACAAATTCATCCTTTTCCTCTTTGTCTGAGGGTTTCGGCAACGGCATAACAACCTCCAATAAAAAAGGCGGCCCGTTATGAGTCGCCTTATTACAATCAACTTATTAATGCAGTTATGAACTCCCCAACACAATCCTATTGGTCATATATCCTGCCATACGCTGAGTCCTCATGGTTTCCCATGACGACAGGTCTTGATTGACAAAGTTTGAAAACTCGGTTGGCTCATGCGACTTTTTCAAGCTGACAAATTCGTTTATCTCCTGTGAAGAGTCATGCAGATGGAATGCAATATATTCGTTCATCCTCTCATCAAGGCTATTATTGCCAGTTTGCGATTCATAGGATTTGAGTACCGGAAGCATATTTTTACTGATAAAATCAGGCAACTCACCATAGAAGTCATCCAGATAATTCTGGAAGTCCTCTATATTGTTTCGTCTCATGGCACGTTCAACAGCAATCTTCTCGCGCCTGACGATACGGGCTGAAACATCTTCAAAAAGGGGACGGTAAGTGTTGAGTAGTTTCTCCTTACCTTTATCGGCTTCCTTGGGCTCTTCGGTATCAGACGGTTTATTCCCGAATGGCAACTGAGGTTTTTGGCTCTGCTTGTCCAGCATGTCCTCTACCTTGTCAGCCGGCCACATATTAGAGGGGACAAGGTACATCTTCCCCTGACCATCTGGAAGTGGATTCTGATTCTCGTATTCCCTGATATCATCAGCACTCAGCCATCCCCAATTCCTTCCAGTAGCATAAGCAGCATAACGGCTTGCAATGTCACCACGGAGCAGACCGTCCACAACATGCTCAGCGAAATATTCTTCCTGTCTGTTGTAGGGAATCAGCTTAGCCTGTATCGCCTGTTCAATTCTGACAAGCCATGGCCGGATAGTATGGACAACAAAGTCAATGCTGAGATGCTCTATATTACTGAAGGTCGAATGGGAATGATCCTGAATAAATGGGGGAGGGACGCGGTAGATTCTGCATATCTCTTCAATCTGGAATTTCCTGCCTTCAATAAATTGGGCATCAGAAAGGGGAATGCCCATCTGTTGCCATTCGGCCCCATTCTCGAGGACGGCTACTTTGTGGGCATTTTTCAACCCTCCAACTGCCTCATACCAGGAATTCTTGAGCCTATTAATAGCTTCCTGATCCTTTAAGACATTGGGAAGTTTAATCAGCCCTCCAGGCTGAGCATTATTCTCGAAGAACCTGCTACCAAATTCCTCAAGGGCAAGTCCCATCCCAATCGCTTCACGGGCGTAGGAAATCACAGAATATCCCGTCAGACCATTAGACCCAAGGCCGGCTATGTGTAAAACATCGGAGGGATCTAATATCTTCTCTTTTTCCTTTGAGTCGGTAGGCTTGTAATGATACTGAATCTGGTTCGTTCCTGGGGCCCTTTCGACTTCCATCCGATCCGGCCTTAGAGGCCACAATCCCATCAAGACGTTATTGTTGGCCCTCTCTATCTCAGCATAGGCATTGCCCCAAAGTAGAATATGTGAGATAAGGGCTTCACGAAATTGCATGGAAGTCATTTCCGAGTTCGGTTGATTATGCAAAATCCAGTATAATGGATGCTCATTGGCCTTACGCTTGCCACCGCCTGGAAGCCGTTGGTAGACGTTTAGAGGCAAGCTGGCACATGTTTCGGCTATGACCCGGACGCATGCCCACACAGCTGAATAGGTCAAGGCACTTGTCTCGCTTATTGCCAGACCAGTTTTCGATTTTGTTCCAAGTGCAGAGGTGAACCAGTGGTCATCTTCTGGACCGTAACTGGTCCGCTTATCAAATAACGTAGTTAGTATGCCCATATATGATTACCCACGGATGGTCCGGTAGATACCCATCCCGAATAGTATTGTTCCTATCACGACAAGAGATAATTGTGGCTCGTAATACCAGAGGCCAATACCAAGCATTAGCAGGCCGATAAAGACAAAGTAATCTTTCAGATCAGGTTTCAAGTTGTAAATATCCCTTAAAATAACCTTGTGAAAAGAAACTTTTGTAATGATTTCGGTAACTTAGGCTATTTTGAGCAAAAGACATAATCATATGCTTGACAATAGATATAATACGAGTTATATTAGTCTTAACAAAACATAAGAAAGGAGAAACAAAATGAATAGAAGAACAGAAGAAACAAAGATTGTGAAATATGGTTTGATTAAAGCAGGATACAAAGCCACGGTGAAACATGGGCGTGGAACAGCTCACAGTTGGATTGATGTTGATGTTCAAATGGTGAAGCCTCAGCCATGTACCTGTGAAACGACACCATGGGGTACGGTAGAACGTTGCGATTCGTGCAAAAACGCCTACCAGAATCATTACAGATCCATTCTTGAATTGGTAAGACAGCTTACGGGAAGACATGGAGAATATGAAAATATTGGAGTTGATATAAACCTTATTTAGTAATTTCAAGGGAGACACAAAATGATATATCTTCTCAAAGACATCCCTACCGACCTCTGGAAGACGGCAAAGAAGAAGGCGATTGATAACAATCAAACCATGAAGCAAGTATTGCTTCAACTGCTCCGTGAATGGACGGAGAGAAAGGAGAATTAAATGAAACAGGGAAGCAGGATTATAGTCAATGGAAAATACGAAACAGTTTTTAAAATTGAACCTCTCATGATTTTCACTTTTGAAAGTATGAGAAAAAATACGTGGTATCATCCTACAAAAGTAACAGAAGTTCTTTGGTCTCAAAAACTTAAAAGATGGGTTACAATTCCAGATTGATAAATTGATCAAATCGCTATCACTCCACGTTGAGAGTATGGCGAAACATGTTCATTCCGTACTGCACGGTCAAGGGCCATCACCATACCGACAACACCGTCAATGCGGTCAGATGATTTGCCCTTGTCAAGTTTTAGGTTTCCGGCGGGGTCTTGCTTGACAACCACATTGCTTATCATCCATCTAAGAACGGGATTGTCGCCATGGATGACCCTGCCCCCCAGGATAAGCTTTTCAAGCTCCTTTGTTGGGCCGGACATTGAGGCAAATCCCTGGCCCATGGGAACAACCAGAACGCCATCTTCCTGAAGCTGAATGGATATCTGGGTAGCTCCCCATCGGTCATAAGCTATTTCTGCAAGGTTGTATGTTTTTGTAACTTCCCTAATCTTCGCCTTTACAAATTCATAATCTACAACATTCCCGGGGGTGGGTATGACATGTCCCTGTCTTGCCCATTCAGCATATGGAACCCTGTCACGTTCTGACCGTTGTCGGATAGTGTCTTGTGGTATGAAGAAGTAAGGTATGAATGCGAATGATTCCCCCAACGGAAAGCACAAAACAAAAGCCGTCAAGTCAGTTGTAGAAGATAAGTCAAGCCCCCCATAACACAAAAGACCCCGAAGGGCCTCGACATCTAAACGTCCATCACAGGCGTCCCATCGCTCTACGGGGATCCACCTCGTTTCCTGTTCAGTCCACGAATTCAAATAAAGTCTT